GCAACAGGAAACAATCCAAACGTTACAGCGTCAGGTAGTGATGCTGATGTTGGTATAAATTTAACTCCAAAAGGAGTAGGTGCAGTAACATTTAATGGTACTGGTAAAATTCAAGCAATAAAAGAAAAAGTAACTGTAACAGCAGTAGCGTCTACTGGAACAATTAATTATGATTTTTTAACTCAAGCTGTTCTTTATCATACAACAGTGGCAACAGGTCAATTTACAATAAATTTAAGAGGTAGTTCTTCTACAACTCTTGCTAATATGTTAACTGTTGGTGAGTCAGTAACAGGTGCTTTTTTAAATACAAATACTACATTCTTTGTTTCAACAATAACGATTGATGGTTCATCAACAAACGTTACGCTTGAATATCAAGGTGGTGCTGCACCAACATCAGGTAATGCAGGAATAGATGTTTATTCATTCACTGCAATTAAAACAGCAACAACCCCAGCATATACAATTTTAGCGTCACAAACTCAATTTAATTAAGGAGATTTTGTAATGCCTTTAACTTCAACACGCGGAGCTGCATCAGCAAGAGGATTTGGATTTGGAGGTGGTGCTGGTGGATTTATTGAAGCAACAGGTGGAACAATTACAACTTCTGGTGATTATAAAATTCATACATTTTTAGGACCAGGAACTTTTACAGTGACAAAAGCAGGATCTCCAATTAATTCTGTAGTAGATTATTTAGTAGTGGCTGGAGGCGGAGGCGGAGGCGGAGGTAATGGACCTGATGGAGGTGCTGGAGGCGGTGCTGGTGGATTTAGATTATCTAATTCAACTTCTATGCCTGCTCCTTTAACTTCACCATTAGCAAGTCCAACAGGTATATCAGTAACAGCTACATCTTTTCCAATTACAGTAGGTGGTGGAGGTGGAGGTGGTGGACCTGATACAACTAGAGGAACTCAAGGAAGTGATTCAATTTTTTCAACAATTACATCAACAGGTGGTGGAGGCGGAGGTGCTGGGAATGGTAGTACTGGTCAAAGTACTGGTGGAAATGGCGGATCTGGTGGTGGAGGACATCAAACTACAAAGGGTTTAGGAAATACACCTCCAACAAGTCCCCCTCAAGGAAATGATGGAGCCGATGGTCCAGCTGGATCACCATATTCTAATAGTGGAGCAGGCGGTGGTGGAGCTGGTGGAACAGGATCACCTGCACAACCTTCACCTGGTTGTAATGGTGGAGCAGGAGGAATTGGTTCTTACGTAATTTCAACTGGTTTTGCAGGACCTGAGGGTGGCACTGGACCTGTACCTGGAGCAAAATATTTTTCTGGAGGAGGTGGAGGAGGAAACTCACCTAATAGATCACCTAGTGGAGAAAAAGGATTAGGGGGCGCTGGAGGAGGTGCAGATGGCGCGGGAACAGGTCAGACTAATGGTAGAACAGGCTCAACTAACACTGGAGGTGGAGGTGGTGGAGGAGCTTCAGGAAATACTCCTAATGGAGGAGCTGGTGGAAGTGGAATAGTTTTAATAAGATATAAATTTCAATAAATATATGGCACATTTTGCAAAAATAAATAATGAAAAAAAAGTTATAGCAGTATTAACATTAAACAATAGTGATATGCTTAATGCATCTGGAGTTGAAGAAGAATTAATTGGTCAACAATATTTAGAAAAACATAATAACTGGCCAGCTCAAATGTGGGTTCAAACATCTTATAATACACAAGGTGGAAAACACAGTAAAGGTGGAACACCATTTAGAGGAAATTACGCAGGTATTGGTTATACTTGGGATGAAAATGATCAAATCTTTTGGCCAAAAAAACCTTTTACTTCATGGGTAAAACATATCCCAACATTGTCATGGAAATCACCAATTGGTGATGCTCCCACATTAACTGAAGAACAAACTACTCAAAATAATGCAAATACTCATAGATGGCGTTATAATTGGAGTGAAGAAAACCAATCTTGGAATTTAGTTAATAACATAGTTTCTTAATTACACTTTACAATATTATAAAATTATATTACTTATATATTTAAGTATGGAAAAGAAAGTATTATCTGAAATAGATATATATTTTGGGCAAATAGAAATGCCTAAAGGTTTTGAAATAGATAGAGAAAAGTTATGTGTAGATATTTTATTATTTACAAATTATAACGATAAATTTCCATTTTCTAAGTCATGGGATATGTTACAAACATATTTACGTGAACATATTAATTTAAAACATGAATTTAAATTAGTTCCTAAAAAAACAACTGGTGAAATTTATAAACCAAGGGAATATTCACATTCTTTATTACAACTTGATCCTGTAGATTTAAGAAATTCTCCAGATTATGTAATGTTATATGGAGTAAATATTGGAAAAAATTCTTGCAAAGTGTTTATAGAATATGATGATAATAGAAGAAAAGGTAGAAGTTGGGAGATATTTTTAAATGATAATGATTTTGTAATGTTTCCTTCTACACAAAGATATCATGTAACTGCTAATACATCAGAACAATTAAATTTTATATTAACTACAACTTATGAATTTATCTAATTATTATTGGTACTTTAAATCAGCTTTAACTCCAAAATTTTGTGACGATGTTATTAAATATGGATTACAACATCAAGAAAATTTAGCTATCACTGGTGGACTAGGTTTTAATAGAGATTTAAAAAAACAACCTTTAAAAGAAGAAGAAGTTGTAGATTTAAAAAAGAAAAGAAATTCTAATATTGTATGGTTAAATGATACTTGGATTTATAAAGAAATACACCCGTATATTCATGAAGCTAATAAATTAGCGGGTTGGAATTTTGATTGGAATTTTTCTGAACCTTGTCAATTTACAAAATATAAATTAAATCAATATTATGATTGGCATTGTGATTCTTGGGATAAACCATATAATAAACCAGAGGATCCAAATAGTCATGGCAAAATTAGAAAGTTATCTATGACTTGTCAATTAACTGATGGATCAGAATATACAGGTGGCGAACTACAATTTGATACAAGAACTTATGATCCACATATGCGTGACGAAGATAAGCATGTGTTGACCGTAAAAGAAATACTTCCTAAAGGCTCTATAGTTGTATTTCCAAGTTTTGTGTGGCATAGAGTCCAACCTGTTACGAAAGGAATTAGATATTCTTTAGTTGTTTGGAACTTAGGATATCCATTTAAATAATATGATAATAGAAGAATATTTTAAAACACCGTTTTGGTTTGAGGAAAAATTAGATTTTTTAAAATCTCTTACTAAAGCAACTGACTCATACATTAAAGAAGCTAAAGAATTAAGAAAAAAAGATATTAAAATAACAAATGATTTTGGAACTTCTTATCATTCTACGCCACTAACAGCGGACACTAAGTTTAAAGATTTTCATAATTATGTAGGTCAAAAAGCTTGGGAGTTTTTAGATTGGCAAGGATTTGATATGCAACAATATACCACTTTTTTTTCTGAAAGCTGGGTGCAAGAATTTGCTAAAAATGGTGGGGGACATCATTCTGCACACATTCATCATAATCAACATGTTGGTGGTTTTTATTTTCTCAAAGCAAGTGAAAATACTTCTTTACCTATATTTCATGAACCTAGAACAGGAGCGCGTTGTACAAAATTAAAATTAAAAGACGCAACCATAATAAATCACGGAACAGAATTAGTGCATTTTAAAGTAAAACCAGGTGTTTTATTATTTTTTCCAGGTTATATGGAACATGAATTTGCAGTAGATCATGGTAAAGAACCCTTTAGATTTATTCATTTTAACATACAAGCGGTTCCAAAAGAAATGGCAAAGGTAAATGTGTAATGGCTAAATATAATTTTAAAAAAAATAAATTTACTGTAATTGAAAAAGCAATAGATTCAAAGATTGCAAACTTTGTCTATAATTATTTTTTAATGAAAAGACAAGTTGCAAGAACAATGTTTGATGCAAGATATATTTCTCCATTCACAACTGAGTTTGGTGTATGGAATGATGATCAAGTTCCAAATACTTATTCTCATTACTCAGATATTGCAATGGAAACTTTATTATTAGCTGTTCAACCTATTATGGAAAAACAAACTGGATTAAATTTAATTCCAACTTATTCATATGCAAGGATTTATAAAAAAGGAGATATACTACATCGTCACAAAGATAGATTTTCTTGTGAAATATCTACAACATTAAATTTAGGGGGAGATCCGTGGCCAATTTATATTGAACCAAATTCTAAAATGGGAGGATTAATTGAAGGTAAAGGTTACATATCTGATAATACTAAAGGTATTAAAGTAGATTTAAAACCTGGCGATATGTTAGTTTATAGAGGAAATTTATTAGAGCATTGGAGAGAAGAATTTAATGGAAAAGATTGTGCACAAGTATTTTTACATTACAATAATGCTGCAACTAAAGGTGCAAAAGACAATATCTTTGATAAAAGAAAACATCTAGGTCTTCCAAGCTGGTTTAAGAAATGAATCTAATACAAAATAATTTAAAAGATAAATTTATTTATATAAAAGAAAACGCAATAAAAAAAGAACATTGCAATAATGTAATAAAAAAAATAAATACATCTTTATTAGAAATTCCCGCTAATAAAAATATAAAAAATTTTTATAAAGGAATTTTTAAGATACCCGTTCATGAACAAGAATGGTTTAAAGATTTTTGTTTTAATCTTGATGAATATAAAAAACTACATCCTTTTTTTGCAAAAGGAAAATTAGGGTTTTGGAATATCGATTATTATTGTAATTATCAAAAATATACTTCTAAACAATATTACAGTGTTGAGCATTGTGAACATGATCCAATCTATCCAAATAGAGTACTAGCTTGGATGTTTTATTGTAATAATATTAAAAAAGGAGGAGGAACTAAATTTCCTCAACAAAATTTTATTGCAAAACCAAAAACAGGTACTTTATTAATTTGGCCTGCTGGATGGACGCATTCACATCTAGGTGAGTGTTCTCCAAATGAAGATAAATATATAGTCACAGGTTGGTGTTCTTATGTACAAAATCAATAGCAAAAATATGCTATTAAAAAAATTAAAACAGCAACCTTTTAGCTATATCTAATTAATGCTATAATAGGCATAAATATGCCATTAAAAAAGATACCTTTACCTCCAGGCTTTGATAAGAATGATACTGCTTCTCAAGCAGAAGGACGCTGGATTGATGGAGATAATGTACGTTTTCAATACGGATCACCTGAAAAAATAGGTGGTTGGCAGCAAATTAATTCATCTATATTAGTAGGAGCAGCTAGAGACATACATTCTTGGTTTGATTTAACGGGCAGACGTTATGTAGCTATTGGTACAAATAAAGTTTTATATATTCTTTTTGATGAAGTATTTTATGATATTACACCTTTAGGAACAGCTTTAACTAGTTGTACTTATACATCAACAACAGGATCTGCCACTGTAACAATTAATAAAAACGCACATAACTTACTTGTTGGAGATTTAATTACTTTTTCAAGTGTATCAACACCTGGACCAACTACAACAAGTTTTACATCAGCAAATTTTACAACTAACTCATT